TCGTAAGCCTCGACCGTGGCAGAGTCGTAAGCCTTGACCGTGGCAGAGCCGTAAGCCTTGACCGTGGCAGAGCCGCAAGCCTCGACCGTGGCAGAGCCGCAAGCCTCGACCGTGGCAGAGCCGCAAGCAAATGATTTAGCATTAGAGGTGTGTTCTTTTCTTGTGTAAATGCCGGCTTCGGCTAGTTCCTCTTCAGAAAAGTTATTTTCTAGGTAATTTGCGTCAATCATCTTGGATGCACTCAAGACCCAATACCAATTATCGGTTATCGCTTTCAGTAAGTCCTGTTTGCTTTTTGCGTTTAACCCCATCCTGTATCCATCTTGACAAGCATTATGTTTTTTAGCCCGTTCAAGCAGATCTTCTTTTAATTCCTCGAATGTCTTCATTATTTTTCGTTTATTAGTTCTACAATGTCTTTTCTTATCTCTATCAATTCTTCTTTGCTAAGTGTCTTTAATTCGTCTAGGATATCGTCCTTCTTGGATCGGTTAGGCCTTGAAGGGGCTTGCACCACGTATAGTACTCTGAAATCATTTTTCTGACTCATAAGTCATTATAACTATTTGGTGTACCACAATAAAGATTGATATGATCGCTAGGATCAAGAGGTGAATATTGAGAGGTTTTTCGTACCACTCAAATATTGACACTATTGACATTAGCCCTAGTACGGTAGCTGCGATCATCCTTAGTGAGAAGATGATAATGCTCTTTATGGCCCGGAATATCTTCCAGAACCATGCTTGGTTTCTCTTTATCATATGTTGTTGATTTAAATTTCTTGATGTGAAAAGGTCTCATATCCTCACGGACGGAGACCTGCGTTGCACTTTCGTGAAATAATTGATTGAATAAGCGCCTTTCGGCGAATAGTGGATGTATCCGGACTCGAACCGGAAATGGTGGTGTTTTTGCGGCCCCCGATTTAAAGTCGGTTATTCCTAGTATGTCTCGCAAGTTGCAGGTTTTATGCTGTTATCTTGGAATTTTGCACCTTACATACTGATTAGCGTTTACCAATTTCGCCATACATCCGTTTGCCGGGGAATCCCACCCCGGCGAGTTCTTAATTATTTAAAAATTCTTTTTGCCTGCCTCACGGCGGTATATTAAGGTCTTGGTTAAGAAGTGTCTGATAATTAGAAATGTGATTTAAGCGTGGTAGCCGGGGGAACTCGCACCCCCTGTAACCCTAGATAAATAATATAACAAGATAACCAATCTAACATTGGACGCACGCCTTGATCGTGCGGCTAAACATACAATATTAAAACTGATCATGGTTCGCTACCTGCCCTAAGTAATTCTTAGGGTGGAATCCTTCTTTCTTTCATTGTGATCAAACTTGGTTATTAATAGGTCTATCGGTTTTATTCGTTTTCTTCCTCTATTGTATCATCCAATAACTTATCGATAGCCATGATAACCTTATCCGGCAACTTATTGGCGGTATCGTTAGACTTGAGATATTCTATAGTTCCGCCTATTCCGATAATCATCAGCATATCCCTTTTAGAGGGGATGAACACTAGCAAAAAAATAGGGATTGATATATAGGCGGCACATTTGATAGCCATGTTCTTAAACTTGGAATCGTTTTTAAAATCATCTTCAATAAACCACGCGAGAATATATATGGAAGTTAATACTCCCAAGATAAATACTGCGATTATCGCCAACGTTTGTATGGCATCTAGCCTTGTGATCCAATAAATCTCATTCATGTTGTTATTATTTTAAATGTTCGCTCCCCCACAACCTCCAACGGTTTCGAACCCGAATGATAACGGGTGGGGGTATTTTTATTATAAGTAGATTCTTCCGGCTTATGCGTCACAGGTGCGATAAGACCATAAGCCGGAAGACTTGTTAATGTGGTCTCGTCTTTTTGGAAAAAAACCTTTCCTGAGCGAGCTTTACGTCCACTAGGATATATTTACCATTTTGTTTTATGGCATCCCCGAAAATCCCCTTCTTCTTGTATCTCGCTATGGTGGATGTACTTACTTGGAGCAATTTCGCCAAGGAATCTAGTCCCCTAACGTATTTCCGGGATGGATCTTCTTCTTTTTGGGTGGCTAGCCTTGATATGATCAAGTCCGCTAGTTGTCCGGCTGTCACTTGGGTTGCCGGTAATTCCGCTATATTCTCCATATTATTATTGTTATAATGTTATATTCCTCCCTCTACAGCCTCTAAAAGCCCTAGAGGATATCTCTATTTTAGCCACGGACCGACATCTTTGCCTTGTCCTTCTCATTTCCAGATGTGAGTCGGCGCAAAGGACAAGCAGCAATACGCACGCCACGGCGGAATGAACCATCTGCTGTATATCCACGTTAGCTTTTATATCGCATAGTCTCTCACATAGTTTTATGGCCAACTCCCTACCGTTCCTTACGCCAAGTATCTCGAAAGCCGTCCTTAGCTGGTTTATGATCGTATGTAACGACCTGCACTTTTTCTCGGCTATCTCTTTTTTCTCGAACCCTACGGCGTAATACTGGGCCGTGTAATCACATTCCTCGGTTAACTCGGTGAATACCCTTTCCATGATCTGTCATGTTAAGCGTCTGACATAAACGATCCCTTCTTCCTTGTTTGATACGGAAGACCATTTCCTTCCCTCTCTATAATACTTAGCGTTTAACAGAGACACGTTATTTCTAACCGTCTCCAACACTTCTATAGGGAAGGATAGTTTCTCAGATACTTTCATTTCTCTGATCTTTCTTTTGCTTTCCACTTTTTTCTGCATGATTTACATTTCTTTTTTATTCATAATAGATCCCCTACAACCTCTAACGGTTTCGAGCCCGAATCGTAGACGGGTAGGGGACTGTATCTTGTGCGTTAGATAGACAGTTTTACACCGATACGGAAATATCCGTACTTCACTGACACGACGTAATATCTAACCTTTGTATATACATTATTAAATATGTAGACTCCAACATCGGAACCGATTAAACTACATCGGGAGCGGGGATCATCATCCCTTCCGGTATCTTCGACTATCATAACCTTACCACCATACCTATATCTCTTACGTATATCCTCTTATGGGGGCAAGGATTTTATTCAATAAGTCAAAGAACTCTTTTTTTAGTGGCCCTTCCGGGACTCAAACCCGGGACCTGCGGTTTAGGAAACCGTCGCTCTGTTCCGCTGAGCTAAAGGGCCTTATATTATTTTGGCATGTTTATGCCATTTCGTTATTTCAATCTTTATCGTACCTTTGTGCGTGATTGATGATGCAAAATTACAACAATTGAGTTATTATAAAAACAAATGTTGTATTTATTTGCGCAGTTATAAATAATTAACATTCATTTGTTTTATCACTATGGAAGATATTCGAGAACGATTTATTAAAGTAATAGAATTTTACTGTTCTGGTAATCAGAGTAAATTTGCTAGAACAATAGGTGTTTCACAGGGAAATATAAGTAATATATTTAGCCGTGGTACAACTCCTTCTTCTGAGTTAATATCGAAAACATCTATTGTTTTTCCAAAACTCAATCTTCGTTGGCTTCTTACAGGTGAGGGTGAGATAGAAATGTCAACTTTATCTTCTAACGAAAATTTAGAAAGTAACATTGAAATCACTAACCGCAATTTATCTGAGACCGTAAAAAGCCTTTCTCGTACCATAGAGAATTTAACCAATAAATAAAGATCGCTTTGATACGTTCGTGCTATTGATACTTAAACTAAGCCTGCGTACCTTTGTGCGTGATTGAATGATGATGCAAATATATGAACTTATTTCATATATAGATATGATAATATGAATTATTTTCATATAGTAACAGTTAAATTATGTTTTATGCCAGTAAATGAAGAATTTAAGAGGTTGATAGATAAAATAAAATATGAATTTTCTATCAATCAAGCTCAGATATCCGAAAGGTTGGGAGTCAAGAGTACATATTTATCTGATATGATAAATGGTCGTGTTCCCTATAACGAGTCTATGCAGAAAAAGATACATGAGGTATTTCATATTGGATATGAAGATTCTTCTAGTATACAAGAGGGTGTAAACAATATGAGAATAACATCTGAGATAATTAGTTCTATTCTTGATAGAGAAGGTCTGAAAGCAGCAACATTTGCGAAAAGTGTTGGGGTTGTACCTACTCAAATATATGACCTTCAAAAAGGAAAGATTAAGAAAATATCTGAAGAGATTGCTGATAAAATAATATCTGTATATCCTCATTATAATAAAGTTTGGCTTCTTACAGGTGAAGGCGATATGCTAACCTCTGACGTTCCACCCGCACGATCAGTGGATATCCCGGAAGAAATAGGCGACGGCTTTAATCCAAGGGAACTGCTAGATATCATACATGACCTAACGGCGCAAGGCAAGCAAAACGCGGAGGCGAACGAAAGGAACAGCCGGAATATCGAGAAACTCATAGGCCTGTTGGCCGAGTCGTTGAAGCAAGAGAGAGATGATAGGTCCGGGAACCGGCAAGGAGAGAAAGATTCTGCTTAATAACATGTGAGTGTTGCAAAACAAACTTTTTCGCTGTACTGTTTAATTATTACCTTAAAAAATCTAATTAATATGGTTGGTGATTATGACGATAGAGTAGAGCAGATAATTCGGCTGGCGGAAGATTTGTTTTTAGAGAAAAGAAAAGTGGTAATGACGGTAAGAGTGTATAACCGTGGTATAGCGAATCCAGAGATATCCAAGCGATGCCTTTATGTCAAACGTAGGAATGTTGATTCTAGCGAATTTTCAACATAGAGATATTAAATATGATAATAAGTCAAATAGACCAATAAAAAACGCCCGTGTCAGAAAAAATACGGGCGTTATACTTTTAGTATGCGAAAAATCGAACAATTGACTAGGCCTTAGCTATATTGGTTTATGGAGAGATATGTGTTGAAAACGTGTGTTTTATGCTCTTATTTTGAATTTATTGATATTTTTTTGAGATTTTATTATTTTGCTGTGTGCTAATCACGTATCTTTGTAACGTAATAAAATATCATTATTTAAGTATGAAAGCTGATTTAACAGTACATTCAATGTCTCGAAAATCGAATGTGAGAGCTTCTAAGCTTAGATCCAAGGCTGATAGGATGGGTTGGAAACCTATTTCATCTCGTTCTAAGAGATGCGTGATGTTTTCGATGGGAGAGGGGAATATTGTTGACAGAAAGAAATATGTCGTAGGTAGAGAACGTCCTTGTCGTATTGTTCCATAAGTATTATGTTAGAGAGTATTCATCCTTACGAATTAAAATATATACAAAAGGAGAAACCGAAAAGTCGTGATGCTTTTGATTTTTGTCTTGTCTATTCTTTTTTTACAAAAACTGATCCAGAAAGAATTAAGTATATCGTTAGGGCTGAATTTCATGAGGATGTAATAGCTATAAAGTTTTATGCGGCCAAGAATAGTAAAAGTGAGAATAAGTATCATTTAATATTGGATAAAAATGGATATAGGGGTACATTATGTATTTTAATGACATGTGTCAACCTTATCCCAATGCTGCTTAAGGATTATCCTTCCTCCTCTTTTATTATAAAAGCTTCTAATACTATAGATATCAAAAGTAAAAAGGAGGAGGATGATTCAGTCAACCAAAGATTTAGAATATATCGATGGCTTTTTTCAGAGACTATAGGAGATCAGACGTTTGAGCATATTGAATATAAAGATGTAAGCGTGTACCTATTAGTTAACAAGAGTAATAAGGACATAGATTCTAAAAAAAAGAATATCGAGAAATTGTTTCTTACTAGATATGTGGTTAGTGAAAAATCGGAGATACCATCATGAATATGTCTTTTAACCTATCAAATAATTATATTGCTACAAATTATATCTTATCGAACTTGCTCATCTCATCCTCCTTCAGCTTGTCCACTATATGAGTGTAAGGTTTCATGGCCTTGAGGTCGTTGTGCCCTGTCCATCTCATGATGACTTGAGGGGGGATGCCTAGCATAAGGGCGTTGACGACAAACGTCTTCCTTGCGACATGGGTAGTAAGCCGTTCCCACTTGTGGAATGTCTGCTGTATTCGCTTATTGCCCTCGTACCATACCTCGGTTATCTCGGAGTCCAGCTCCGCCATCTTGCCGAGATCCTTTAGATGCATGTTGTATTTCTGATTGGACAAGACCGGCAGCGCCTTTCCGTTCTTGAGCTCGATGTCTTCGTATTTATCAAGTATTGATTTGCTGTACTTGTTCAACTCGATCTGTATGTTATCGCTGTCCTTCTGTGTCACGATGTCAATCTTCCCGTTAATGATATCCGTCTTCCTTAAGTTATATACGTCGGAGTAACGGAGGCCGGTGAAGCAGCAGAAGCAGAAAACGTCACGGACGGTGGATAACGTCCCTTCCTTTATATACATATTATATATACGCATCAGTTCCTCCCATGTCAAGTATATGACCTTCTTCAGCTCGAAGTTCGCCCCTTTAAGCCTTGGGCTGAACCTTCGATAGTCCTTTCTCGTGTTGTATCCCTTGTCGTCGGCCCATAAAAGGAATTGCTTTATAAAGTGCAGGTACTTGTTCAACGTGGTATTCCTTATACCCTTGCATTCCCTTAAGAACTCTACGAAGTCTTGCAAGGTATCCTCCGACAGGTCATCGAACTTGATCTGTGGATTGAACTCCTCCAGAAGGTGCATGATCGAGTTATGTTTGTAGTGCGATGTCTTCGTCCATGCGTTCTGCCTCCCTACCATATCGATAAACTCCTTGTAGATATCGAACAGGGATATCGGCTTCCTCTCTTCCTCTTTTACCCGGCCTGTCGCAACCTTGAACTTTTCCTTGATATCGTTGGCGCTAGGCATCTCGCCCTCTCTCTCGTATTGGCGGAATATGTTTTGCAATGTGGCACGTATATCGTCAAGATCGGAATTTATCTCGGAAGAGCTTTCCCCGGCCTTGTTGAAGCATCCGTTTTTAACGATGCCCTTCTCCGGGACGAACTTGCTTGCGTCTATCCTATGCCCCGTGAAAAACGTTATCCTGTTCCGGTTGAACGTAACCATGCATCGGATAGGTACGTTCTTTACGATCAATAGCCCATCCTTCTTCCTTTTCTCTACGTCAAACGTTATGCTCCTCTTTATTTCCATGATAAAAACGTGTTGCGTGTAACTACGCGAATTTACACGCAAAAAACATGACATCATATGACATAACATGATATTTAGTGACTGTTTAAAAACACATGAAATCGTTGAACATGAGCGCATATGATATTGTTTGATACTGTATGACAGTATAAGTTATGGTCTCTCCATCTCCACAATAGCCTTGGTAATCTATTGATTGTCAAGGCTGTTTTTGTTACTACACGTAAAAATACACGT